TGTAATTTTTTTTAAGGCTGCTTTAGCAGATCTTAATTCTTTTTCTACTCCGTCTGAACCAGAAGACTCTTCTAATCTTTGCTCATAAATATCAATATTAGTTTCTAGGGCAAATCTAACTTCTTCAAGCTGGTAAGGTGTAAATGTTATAGATACGTTTTTCATAATTATGCTCCCATAAATTCTTTAGTTAATTTTTTTGCGCAATTTTCAGCTTTTCTCATTGTAGAAAAAAACTCTACAAATAAAACGCTTTCATACTCTGTATTAACATCTTGTTTTAATACTACTGAAAATCCGCTGTTTGAAGTTTCTGTTATGTTTAAAGTTTTTGTCATTTGTTTTTCCTTTGTTGTTGTTACGGTTATTGCATTAGTGACAGATACTGTCAACATATATTTACATCTAATGTCATTTAATGTTGCGAATGGCACGAATAGTGTTATTAATTAGTTAACATTGGATAGCTATCTGTTCTCCTCTCCTCATAATTATAGGTAGTTATCAACATTGTAATCTAGGGCTGGTGTTTAATCTCCCTCCCTTTCTTATAAATGTCAGTCCTAGTAACAACGATTTAAATCAACAGTATTTATTATTAAATCAGAAGCTTTAGAGGTAACTATATATGCCTAAAAAAGAACGATTATCAGAAAAACAATTTACTGAAGTATTAGATCGTATTGTATCTGGTGAGAGCTTAACATCTATATGTAAAGAAACTCACTTACCATCCTGGAGAACAGTGCTGCGGCATTGCCAGGACACTGAAGAGGCATATGAAAGATATGCTAGAGCAAGAGCTGCTCAATCAGAAGTATTAATGGATCAGATAGCTGATATATGGAATGAACCCTTCCCTGAAGACGCTAAAGAGAAGCACAGTGAAGTTTTAAGACGAGATAAGGCATCGTATTGGCTAGATAAAAGAGCACGTCAGATGCAACCTAAAGGTCTTACAAACAAGGTAGATACTAAACAGGACACAGGTGTCATAACCTTATCATGGCAGAATACTGCTGATGATGAGAGTAATGGTACTAATACTGCTCAAGTCATGAAGCTTGTAAAGCCTAGTGAATAGTGTGTGTGTTTAACGCTGCGTGTCAGCACTCGCACGCACGAGGATGCAGATAACATAGGCCAAGCTTATGATTATCTTCTCTATATCTTCTCTGGCTGTAGATTATCCGCAGTAAATAGCCATATGTTTCGGGATCAGCACCCGCAACAATAAATAATTAAGCATGGGGGGTATGTTTTCAGCCATTACGACCCCTACCCCCCCAAAGAAACGGGAGCGGCTGGAGGTGCGTTATAACCAAACAGAGGAGTGTCTAACAGTGACTGAGATCGTCATACCATATACGCCAAGACCATTACAGGCAGAACTACATTATGCCTTAGATAAATATAGATGGGGCGTTGTAGTGTGTCACAGAAGATTTGGTAAAACAGTCATGGCAATAAACCATGTCCTCAGAGCAGCAATACTATGCGATAAAACTAACCCTAGGTTTGCTTATCTTGCTCCCACATACAGACAGGCAAAAGCTGTTGCTTGGGATTATGTAAAGCAATTTACGGAACAGATACCTGGAGTAAGGTATCATGAAACAGAATTAAGATGCGACCTTCCAAATGGAGCTCGTATATCCCTTCTAGGAGCTGAGAACCCTGACAGCCTTAGAGGTATTTATTTAGATGGATGTATTATGGATGAGGTGGCTGATATGCCAGAGCCCATCTTTCCAGAGATTATTAGACCAGCTCTTTCAGATAGAAAAGGTTGGTGTGTGTTTATAGGAACTCCTAGAGGGCACAATATGTTTTTTGACTATTATGAAAAGGCATCAAATGAAGATGATTGGTATACGATATTATACAAGGCATCAGAAACAGGAATATTAGACGAAGAAGAATTGACGGCCGCCAAGGTCATGATGACCGATGATCAGTACGAACAGGAGTTTGAATGTTCCTGGGTGGCTAATGTGCCAGGTGCGATCTACGGCAAAGAAATGCAAATAGCATTAGAAGATAAAAGAATTACAACCATACCATATGACCCCGCATATCCCGTGCAAACTTATTGGGATTTGGGAATAGGTGACAGCACCGCCATATGGTTCACTCAACAGATAGGAAGACAGATAAATGTTATTGATTATTACGAAAATCGCAACGAAGGCTTACCTCACTACATTAAGTATTTGGCTAGCCTTAACTATATATATAACGATCACATTGCCCCTCATGATATCGAGGTCCGTGAATTGGGTACGGGAAAGTCTAGGCGTGAGACTGCTTATGATCTTGGTCTCAACTTTCGTGTGTGCCCTAAGCTACCTATTGAAGACGGGATACACGCTGCTCAACTTTTACTACAAAGGTGTTATTTCGACACTGAAAAAACTAAAAAAGGCTTGGAAGCGTTAAGACAATATCACAGGGCATATGATGAAAAGAAAAGATCTTTTAGGCCATCTCCTATTCATGACTGGTCCAGCCATGCTGCTGACGCTTTCCGATATCTTGCAGTGGGTATTCGGGAAATAAGAGATCAACAAAGAGCCCCGCAGAAATATGCCGATAGCAATTACGACCCTTTAGCAATTACTTTAGAATGAGATAAGAATGTTTGAAAATATTGGACAAGGTTTATTAACGAACCCTGTAACAGGGGATGCCGCACCTGAAGGCATGATGTTTAATTTAGATTATGCGACAGGGGAATATGTACTGGCAAAGAAGCCAGAAAGATTAAGAAGTCCAGAAGATATATTAAAAGAAGAACCCGTGGATGTGGCTCTTGTTCCTGGTAGTGACGAAATCGATCCTACTGGTAACCCAATGGATAGCACGAGACCTAACCAGGTTATATATTCAAACCGCAGTTTAGTTATCGAAGCTAGGCGAAGATTATTTAAAGCTTATGGCCGAAGAAAAACAATAGTTACTGGACCAATGGGGTTAATAACACCAGCACCAGTTAACTACAGGGTTGCCACCACACAAGAAAATGCAAATCAACAAACAGCTGATTTTGAAGCTATGCAAGAAGGACAGGAATAATGGGTGTTAATTTAGATTTTAGCTGGATGGAAGATCTACCAAACTATCAATCTGTAGCTGATACAACTTTGGCATCATCAGGGTTAGATACAAGTTTAGTAAGTACATATAATGCTGCTGATCTTGGAAAGACTGTAAATAATGCTACGCAAGAAAGTAATGACACTATAGACAATGTTTCAAACACTACTGACACAAACCTAACAAATTTCGATTATAGCTCTACTTTAAGTAATTTTGATTTCTCTAGTTTATATAGTGGAAATAGTTTTCTTGATCTCTCATCTTTAAACAGCATAGATTTTTCTACAATCTTAAATGGTGGTGTTAATGGTGTAGTAGATGCCAAAGGTGATGAAGTCGATAATGGTGTTGAAGCTGCTAATGATGGTGGCGGTGATAGCCTTACAACTGAAAGTAACACTACAGAAAATAATTCAGATGAAGAAGAAAATTTAATAACACAAAATAATAATGACGATGTAGATAAATCAACATGGTCTTCTGTATATGGTGAAACCTCAACTGTAGCTGAAAACACTTTTATGAACTTTGAAGATATTGATCCTAACCTAGAAAACAGCGGGTACACTCAAGCTACAATGAATGGTGAAAAAGTTTGGGTATATGAAATTGATACATCTTCTTATACGGGATCAAGTGACCTCGTAGGCAACACAAGCTTTAAAATAGTCTTAACTGAAGACGGTAGGGTTATTAGTAGGGCTGGGGGTTTATTTACTGACGAAGATTATACTATAGAAAATTGGGATGCTAATGAAAAAGAAAAAACTGGTGAGTGGTATGATGATTTCGACAATTATACATCTTTTAATGAAACCTACTCTAGTATTTTTGGAAGAGATATAGATCAAAATACATTTGAGACATTATTTGGAAACAAAACATTTTCTAATTATTCTACAGAACAACAAACTTCTCATTTATTTTATACAGCTGGTGGTGCTGATAGAAATAGATTGTTAGCAATGATTAGAAATGGCGATTTAACTCGATCACAATTAGCTGCTTTTGGTGTTAATATGACAACCTTATCAGATGCTTGGGATTGGGATTTTAGCCTTAATCAACCTATGAGCAAAACATTAGCAGATAAGAAAAAACGTGATGAGAAGAAAAAGAAAAAAGATAGCCAACCAAAAGGCTTTGTTATGCCAAAGAATGTTGTTCATATAGGCGATGAAGATGCTGGTAAAAAAGGATTACGATTTACTGGAATGGGAACGGCTGGAAGAAATTATGCTTCCGATCCTTTTGCTG